AGCCGCGGCTTCGCAATACCGATGCTCAGTCCGGTGAAAACGCCGGCCTTGGTCTTAGCGATGGCGAGGGGATCGACGATGTGCGCCCGAATGTAGTGGCCGTCGGCTTTGATCTCGTGTTCGGTGGCCTTGCCGACGGCCTGTTTCGGATCATGTTGGGCACGAAGATTCCCGATCTTGAACCATTCCGGCATGGCCCTAGCGAGCCATTCCGGGTCGCAGCGCTGATTGTCCAGGTCAAGGTCGGACCCTGTGGCTTTGCCGTAAATCAGAAGGGTGCCGTCGTCTTGCTCCTGGCTTTTGTAGATCGGCGCGAAGACCGAGGTCGTGTCCATGTGGTTGCAACCTTTTCTGTGGGAGCGCACGCCAACTAGTCCCCAGTCCGAAAACGGGGACTAGTTGGGGTTGCTGGTATCTACGCCGTTGCGGCCGAGTCGCGTTCCAGGTAGGCGATGGCGTGTCGTGTGATGCGTTCAGTCGGTGGCGGTCCACACCGCTGGCATGGGTGCGGTGACCTGGGTACGAACGAACATCGCTACCAGCGCGATAGCGAACGACATCACGACTGACTGCTGAATCGGCGTCCAGTGCAAACCGAACGACAACCCCAGGTCGAGCCCGGCCTGTACCAGCCCGAGCACGGCGGGCGCCAACTTCTCGTGAGTGACCCAGATGGCGGTGGCAATACCGGCGATCGCGGCGGCGGCGGCGTTGATGGATCCCTGCTGCACGTCGGTCAACGGAATGAAGAACGCGGACACGAGCTGGACGGCGGTGGCGATGAGCGCCAGGACCAGCGCCGGCTCCCTAGACACATACACGGAGATTCCTCCTGAAGCGCGGTGGGCGCGATGAGTCATGACGTATTGGGGGGCTGCTGCGCTTTCAGGGTTTCCACGTCGGCACCCAACGCGTTGACGGCTTTCAGCACGGCCTGCAACTGCGCATCGGTTTGGCGTAGGTAGTCCACGATCGTCAGCGAGTAGCCCGACCCGTTGGGGAAGCTGCGCCAACCGGGCCATTGCCCGAGGGTTGGCGACCCCGACATCTGCTGGTAGAGCGCGACGAGCATTCCGTGTTCTTCTTCGGTCAAGTCGTCCTCCGACGGAGAGGTGCCGGACAGCCGGGAGGTCCACACGGCGTATCGGGCCATGGCGTCGGCGGCGTATGTTTCAGCGGCCGGACCGGAGCCGTTGTATGCACGGAACCCGTCCCGCAGGCCGCGGACGTCGATACGACTGGCCAAGCCGATGAACGCCGACAACTGGTTGGCGTAGGCGTCCCAGCAGCCGCCGAGCTGGTCACCCCGGTCCTGGTATTCCGCCGAGGTGAGCTGGCAGTCGCCGCAGCCCTGCCGGCCGATCTGACCGGCTCGCAGGGCGGCCCGGTAGGCCAGGTAATTGGTCCGGGTGACCGGGCCGCCTTTGGTGTAGGTGTTCGCGGTGCCGCCGGGGTCGTGACCCCAGATCATCGGCTGACCAGGAGGTGACCCACCGCCGGTTTCCTTCATCAGAACCACGCACGCGGCGGCCAGGTCGAGGCGGGCTGACTGGGCGGCGCGGATGGTGACGTCCGGGTTCTTGATTCCTCCGGCCGCCAGGATCTGCTCAGCGGAGGCCACGACGTCGCCCCCGCTTAGTGCCCGTGTTGGTGGGTGTAGTTGTGCGCGGTCAGCCAGGCTTGCGCGGCGGCGGCCAGCTGGTCATCCACGTCCGACGGAACCGGTGTCGGGTCGGGCGTCGGGGTCGGGGTGGGGCTGACCGCCGGGAACGGGGAGTCCGTGGTGCCGGTGAGCTTCTGGTATTCCGCGTTGGCCGCCGCGCTGTCGTAACCCGACGGGGTCGTCCCGGAACGGGTCAGCCAGTCCGCCGAGATCGGCACCCACGACTCCTCGAAGAATTTGCTGTAGAACGACCACGCCACCTTCTGCACGGCACCCCAGGTGATGATGTACAGGTAATTCGCGTCGTAGCCGGCGGCGGGAACGCAATGGCCGCCCTCGATCGGGGAGCGCGACACAACCGTCCAGGGCTGGCCGGCGTCGAACTGGTCCATCGCCGATTTCGGCACTTCCAGGGCCAGGTAGGCCACCCCGAAATCGGAGATGACCTGCTTGAGCAATGAGGTGTTGGTGTAGTCGAACTGGGCGAACGCGGCGAGGGTGTAGCCGGCCACGCCGGTCTTGCGCCAGTAGTCCAGACCGGACTGCAACGTGGCGCCCACATCGGAGTTCGGGTTACGCGGGTTGTACCCGGAGATCGCCGAGTACATAGCTAGGGCCTCGGTGTCGGTGAACGACGGGGTCACGTTCTGGCCGTTGAACTCGAACACGTCCGCGCCGTGGAACGCGCCGGCCGCTACACAATCGCCCACGGAATCGTTACCGAGCATCCCCCACGAGCTGGCGGGGAATTTCGAGTAGTAGTCGACCGCGGCCGGCGGGTTGACCGCCGGGGCCGCCCGGAGGGTGACCCGGGCCTTTGTCTTGTCGTCGGGGAGCGCCCCGAGGAACTTGCGTTTCTGGCTGGTCCGAACATGTTCGGGGGCTTTTCCGAGCACCGCGAACCTCCTGCTGTGTGCGTCGAAGAAAGAAAAGGTGGGGGCCGCGTCGAAGTGGGAGGTTGTCCCGGCCGGCTGGTTCGAGGCGCAGCCAGCCGGGACAACCCGGGACCGGCACCGGGGGGCGTTCGACGCGGCACCCCCCGGAGCCGGGGATCAGTCAGGGCGAGACGGGCGGGACCAGCGCGGCGGCCGAAGACACCGCGGTGCCCAGGTCGGCGACCGTCTGCTGAAGCGCGGTCACATCCACACCCTGGTTCTGGAGATTGGTGATCTCCTGCTGAATCGCGGCGACCGCCGTGTTCAGCGTCGAGTTCTCGTCCTGAAGTTCGGCGGTCACAGCGTCAATGTCAGCCTGGGAGGCGGCCATTTTCTCTCCTAGCTTGGTGAGTTCATTTGTCTGCCCTAGGACGTAGTCCCAGAGTTGATGGAGGGCGGTGCGGAACTGCCCCTGAGTGACTGGTCGCCAGTCACACCAGCCGGATTCCGGCGGCAAAGAAGGACGGTCGTTCACGGAGACTCCCGGGGGGCGGGGATCATGCGGCGGGCACGCGCCTCACGCGCGATCTGCGCGCTGATACAGGGCCACGACGTTCCACGTTGGGAACAGCCGTAACAGACAGTTCGGCCGTCGTCGGCGAGTGAAGGCAGGTGCTGATTCCACAAGTTGCGGATGCGGTCATCAGACTGGGCTACCCATTTGACCAACAACGCGAAGTCGCGTTTCGCCGCTTCGATCTCGGCCATGACTTGCCGGGTGGCCGAGTCGGCGGTCATAGCGGCTGCAACGCCACCAACTTGGCGTACACAATCGTCTGGTTGACGTAACTGCGGGTGCCGTCCGGGAGTTTCTCCAGAGGGCCGGGTCCACACGTCAACGCCCGCAGCTCCGGGCCTTCGGTGTCGCCGTACACCGCTTTTGTGGGGAAATCGACTTTCTTAATCGTCTGGACCTTGTCCACCCGGAAAACGGCCGAGGTGTGGTCGGACCGTTCCACGATGATGCTCTGTCCCTCTTCCATTTTGGACAGAGCGGTGAACGCGCCGAGTTTCCCGTTGGCATTGACGTGCGCTTCGATGACCGCCGGTCCGAGATCGCCGGGAACCGGGCCGCCGGTGTAAACACCGATCGTTTGCGGCGCCGACAGCGGCGGTGGTTTCAACGAGTGGTCCGCGTCCAATCCGACCGGTTTGATCTGGGTGTCGTCCAGGCCGAGCGCGGCGATCCGCACCCGAGTGACCGTCACCGCCGCCGGGGCCACACCCCCCACCGACGGCGGCGGGCTGGCCAGAGGCGTGGTCGGACTCGTCGAGCCGCCCTTACACCCGGCGGTCAGCAACAACATCAGCGCGCCGGCCACCACGGCCGCGCGCCTCATCGGCTGTGGACCGCGTCGAACCCGCCGGTGTTCGCCGAGCCCTTAGGCGTCACACTCACCTGCGGCGGCGACGTGTACGAAGCCGGCGCCGGTGAGACGGTGATGTTCAGGTTCGTCGGGACCTGGTTGTTGCAGGTGGTGTCCTTGGAGACGGCCGCCTTCTCGGAGTCCCAGCGGTTCTGCCAGTTGTGGTAGTCCCGCCACGACCCGTCCAGCGACGCCCGATCCGCCGGGGACAACCGGGAGTTGCCGCCGTAGCGGCCCACCAGGTTGTTCCAGCGGCCCACCGAATCCCGGTAGCCGTTCAAGGTGGTGGTGACGGTCGTGCAGTTGCCGTTGACCTCGGTGTGTGTCTCCGGGGTGAGGATCACCGGGCCGCGGTCACGATCGTTGTCGCGGTAGTACGGGTCGCGCCCGTACGGGTCACGACCCCCGCGACCGTGCACACAGTCACCGGTGATCGTGTCGAACAGTTCCCCGATCGGGCAGATCCCCGAGGTCGGGACGGTCGTCACCTGGGTTTCACACAGTCCGGTGAGGTTGTCGAGTATCTGGGCGCCGGTGCAGACCGTGACGGCCTGGACGGCGGGGGCGATGTGGGGCTGTTGGGTGGCGTTGACGCCGACCCCGAACAGCGCCGCGAGCATCGCCGCGCTCAGCCCGAGGCTGGCCAGTAGTCGGGACACGATGGTTCCTCCTGATGAAGATGCGTCGAGGCACCCCGCGTGGAGGCCACGCGGGGGAAGAAAAGAGGGGTCGGGGTCAGTGACCGCCGAGCAGCGGCCCGAGTAGGCCGCTGTTGGGGCTGGTGGTGATGACGGTCGGGGTCGTGCCGTCGCCCGATGAGGTGCCGCCGAGCAGGCCCGAATCGCCGCCGGTTGGGTCGGGCGTCGGGGTCGGGGTCGGGGTGGGGGTCGCGGTGACCGTCTCGGTGGGGTTGGTCGGCGCGGACTGGCCGTCCGCGCCAGCTGGGCCGGCGGGTCCGGTCGGACCGGCCGGGCCGGCGGGACCAGCCGGACCGGCGGGTCCTTGAGGACCGGCCGGGCCGGTGATCGACTGGCCGGCGGGACCGGCGGGACCGACGGGACCGATTTGGCCTGGTTGACCGGCTGAGCCGACCTCACCGGGAACCCCGGGCTGCCCCGATGGGCCGGTCTGAATGACACTGCGAGGCAGCTGCGCCAGCACCTTGGCCAACACGACCGCCGCGCTGGCGTCGGAGGAGTTGTTCGGGGCCGTCACCGTCGGCTTGCCCTGGGCCGAGAGCACCTTGTTCAGATCGCCGATCTGCCGTTGCGCACTGGCCAGGTTCGACGCCCGGTTCGACTCCACCGTCGCCTGCGCGGTGATCTGCGCGGCGTTCGCGGCACCGAGCCGGTAGGCGCCGAACGACACCCCCAGCGACACCAGGAATGCCGCCGCGATCGCGTACAACACCCAGTTCCGGGCGGTGGCGTTGACTTCTTGCTTCGTCGGCCGGTCCGCGAACGCCTGGGTGATGGTGTCGGTGTAATCAGTGACCGCCCGCCCGGTATCGGCCGCTAAATCCGGATTGGTCCCGGACAGCAGGGGCGGTTCACTCACTAAGGTCCGCCCCAACTCCGATTGATCAGCCTGTCTTGGAGTTGTTTCACTTCGTCGGTCAGGGTCGCCACTCGGACCCGGAGTTGGGTGATCTCGTGGCGGGCGTCCTCTAATTTCTCTTCCGCCCGTTCCGCCCGTCTCTGCACGTCCGCCACCAGCGCCGACAGCAGCATCCCCTGCGCGTCGACCGCCGCGATAGTGGTGTTTGCCGCCCCGCTGCTGGTCGTCGCCGGGGCCGGTCTGCTCGGGTCTTTCGACCGGTCCCGCATCTTGCCCGCCACTATCGGTAGGCATGGCACAAGTACCGACGCGACAAGCGCGCCCCACGCCAGAAACGGGTTGGTTTGGGTGATCGGCAGCGGGGCGTCGGCCAAAAGGTGCAACACACGGCTACCCCTTCTTGGCGCCTGAGGACAAACCCGACGCCGCGCCATAAACGAGCAACAGGTGCAACATGGCGATACCGGCCGACGTCGCCCAACCGCCCGCGGCGGTTGCGGTGTGATTGATCAGGGTCAGCGCTGACGCGGCGGTCAACATCAGCCACGCCACCCCACCCACGAAGCCGCCGACGACGTGGCGGCGGGCTATCAACAGCACCCCGGACACCACCAATGCCGCCCCCCACATCGGCATAGGTAGGAAACTGGTCAACAACGCCAAAGTGGGTGAGGTCGCGGTGCCACCGACCGTGTAGATGCCACCGGACACCGCGTCCAGACCGGCGACGGAGAGAATCCACAACCGGTGATAGCCGGCGGGAGTCAACGCTGAAGCTTGTTTCGGTGGTTGCTGGGCGTGACTCATGGCTGGTAGATGGGGATCGCTGTGCAACGGCAGTGACCGTGCATGGCTCCGGGTAACGCGGTCACACCGTTGACCTGGATCGGGTTGTCGGTGGTGAAGTGCTCGCCTTCCAGGGCGGCGCATTCGGGGCCCACATGTGAATCCCCCGCTGTCATCCACCGCCAACCGTGGCGGCCGTGGTCACGGTCAAGTTCGGCGGCCACCGACCGTCGCCGTCGACCGGCGGCGACGTGGGCGTTGAGCCAACGCCGTTCCCGCGCGACGGCCTGGGCAGTCGTGGTGGCGCCGTCGGACGACTCATCCAGGCGGCGGGCGGCGGCGAGCAGGTATCGGGCGCGCAGCACCGGTTCGTCGACGCGTACCCGCCGGGACAGGTTCCCGGTGGGATCTAGGGGCATTCCGTGACGGGTACGGCCCGCCATGGTCACCGACAACGTCAACCAGCCGGCGGTCACGGCGGCGGTTCGGGAGATCCCCAACCGGGTCACCGCGAGCACCAGGTGCTCGGGTAGCTCGGTGGCGCTGATCGCGGCTGGGGAGGCGAAGAACACCGCTAACGCGGCCGTCACCGCCCGTTCCGCCGGGGCCGGCGGCGGCCGGTCCGGCTCTGTGACCTGTGGCATCGGCCACGGCCACACCGCCGCCCGGGGAAGCGCGGGCGCGGCTTTAGTGGCGCGGGCCAGCGCGACTAGCGCTCGGACACGCGCCTCCCCCACCGCCACCTCTAGTTCCCTTCGGGGTAGACTTTTGTGGTGCGCGCAACCACACCTACCCGGCTGTTGGCTCGGGAACTACTCAAAACCGACGGCGAGTTCTACGGATTCACCGTGATGCGGACCAGCGGCGTCATCTCCGGCACCGCCTACCCGATCCTCAACCGCATGGTCGACGCCGGATGGCTCACCGACCGCTGGGAGAACATCAGTCCGAAGGATGTTGGGCGCCCCCGCCGGCACCTCTACCGGCTCAGCGCCGCCGGGCGGCGCGAGCTGGAACGCATGCTGGCCAAACGGCCCCTCGACAACAGCGAGTTCACCGCCACGTTCCGCTACGAACTGGGCTTCGAGGTCAGTGTTGCCGGAGATGCCGCCAGCATCGGCGACGCGCAAGTCGCGCTCGGCAAACTCGCCCGCACCCAGCTACCCCGCCTGCCCAAAGGGCTGGAGTGGAGCTGCGTCCAGACCGATGTTCACCGTCGAGCGGCCGCCATCGAGGGAACGCCATGACCGAGCTGGATCCCGAAATCCGGGACTGGGTGATCGCCAACCGCCGCGCCCAAGGACTCCCCGACCACATCGAGGACCCGGTGGTGCTCGCCAGGATCATCGCGCTGCTCACCGAGCCCGCAACGCGACACGAAAACGAGGACCCATGAACGACCGGTTCAACTTTGATCATGCGGTGACCGTCGGACAGCTCATGGCGAAGCTCGCCCAGCTGCCCGAGGACGCGATCGTGGTGATGGCCAGCGACGCCGAGGGCAACAGTCACTCGCCGCTGTCGTCGGTGAACGAGTCCATGTATCTGCCGGAGACGACGTGGTCGGGTGACGCCTACCCCACAGCGGAAGAGCTGGCCGAGAAGATGGCGCAGCCGGGCTCGGGGTGGAGCGAGGAAGACGCCGCGCCCGACGACGCGGTGCGGTGCGTGCTGCTAGGGCCGGTGAACTGATCGACGTGCGGGGCGAGGGATTCGAACCCCCTGAGCCGAAGCACCGGGTTTACAGCCCGGCCTACCTCGCCGTCGGTAGCGGCCCCGCCGGTGCGGTGTGTGCCACTGGTACGGTCGTCGGCGTCGCATTCTCAACGGTATGGCCTACTGACGAGGGCACTTGTTGTACGCGGCATCTGGCGGGGTCCTGCCTGCGAAGCGGGGCCCCGTCCCGCGTCTCTAGACCCGTTCGGGCCAGTGCCAGGTGCCGCCGGTGTAGCCACCGGAGCCGCCCTCGTCCAGCTCCACCGTCTCGTGGAAGAACATGCCGGTCGGGTTGAGCACCGCCAGGCCGACCGTGGTGGTGGGTTCGGCCTGGTCGTTGTCGGTGACCCACACCTGTGTGACGAGCGCCGCCCGGCACTGGCTGGTGTAGGTCTGCGACCCGTCGGGCAGGATCGGTGTCCCGTGGGACACGTAGTGCACGATTCTGCCCACGCTCGGTGCCGTCACCAGCAGCTCCTCAACAACTTCTGCATCAGCGTTTGTTGTCGTGGTCGACGCGCAGCTCGCCGTCGTTGGGCACCTCATGGGTGAGGGCCCGCCACGTCATCGACGGCTCGTCCTCGTCGGCGTCCTCAGCGCGCCACCCGCCACGACCGTCGCAGACGTACCGTTTTCCGGTGGTGTCCTTCACCGCCGGCCGGTTCGGTTCGGAGTTCACCGGGGCCTGCCCGCGGCGGCGCCTCAACCGGCGTCCTCGTCGTCGGTTGAACGGGCGACCGCCAACATCCACAAGCTGGTCACCGCGTAGAAGCCGGCGAACCACGAACCCACCAGCAACGCCGGCAAACCGAACGCGATCACCCCTAGGGCGAGCAGCTGCCGCTGTCCTTCGCTCACATCGCCACCCCCAACTCGAACAGGGCCTGCACAGCCTCGAAGTCCCCGCCGCGACCCAACTCGTTCGCCGCTTGGGCGATCTCGTCGGGGTGCGCGGCGAACTCGAAGTCCCGCCACTTCCCCGACGCGGCGCGTTTCTGCGCGAACGCCATAAACGCCCGCTGCTCCCGGGCCGCCGTCCCGGCCGACTTCTCAGTGTCGGGAGTGTCGGGCACCTGCTCATCGCGGTCCGCCGGCACAGCGGCAGCGGGTTTGTTCGCCCGCGGCTGATTTTGCGCGGCGGACGGCAGGTTCCCCGGCATCCCGGTCGGCTGGACGTCCACGTTCAACCACGCCGGCCCCGTCGGTGTGACAAGCAGCGGCTGATCGGCCTCGGGGAACCCGTAGCGGGGCAGATTCAACCGATCCCGACCCTCGTTCAGGGTTTGCAGACCGGCACCCACATACCCCTTGAGCAGCGTCGCGTCTTTCTGCTCGTCGGTGTCGTCCAGGCCGATGAACGAGAACGTCACCTCCGGTGGCATCCCCAAATAGTCGCGGGACACCTGATTGATGAGGTCCACTATCCACTGCGCGGTCGGTTTCGTACCCCGCTCCAACTGGGCGTCCGATTCGCCCTGCATGTGACCCTGGCCGCCCATACCGCCCATACCGTGGTTCGGGGTGAACCCGATGTTCGTGGGCAACACACCAAACGACGCGCAGATCAACCGGATGATGTGCAAATCCAAATCCGAGTTGAACTTGGCGTCGAAGTTCTGCGGATACGACGGTTCGAACCCGGCCGGGAGGAACCTGGCCCGGTGCCGCTGATCGGTCTGCCCCGACAGGTCATCGTTGAACACAGCTTCGTACTCGCGTAGCTGCTCCGGGGTCATCGTCGCATCCACCCGCACCACCATCTCCGGGGTGACACCGGCGGAAAACTCCGACCGCAACCAATCCCAGCGTTTCAACCACAAATCGATGTTGGCGAGGGCCTGCTCCACACACGAATTGCCACACCACGCCGTACGCCCATTACGCCGCACGTACACGACGCCGTTGGGCACGGAGACACAGTGGACACTGCCCTCGTACCGTTCAACAGTGGGCACGGGCACCTTGTGGTAGTCCCCCGGACGGTCGGACACCCGGTACTGCGTACGCCGAGCCTTAGTCTTGCCGTTCGGCTCAATCCGGTAGATCCAACCCTCTCGGCCAGCTTTCTGGAGCACCTCCAGCAGGTCGTCGGCGAGGTACGGGCTCGTTGTCAGGTAGCGGCGATACCCGTTCTTCTCGGTGTGACCGTCGCCGATCATCATCCAGTCGAACAGCAAGTTCAGCAGCCGAGGCGTCCAGCCCTTCGCCTCGCTCGGGATGCGCTTCTCCCACGACCGCCGCACACCGGCGGCGTAGCAGTTGTCCCGCAGCCACTCAGCCAGAGGCCCGTGATTCACATAGAAGTAACCGCAGTGGTTAGAGGCGGTCGTGTAGCGCCAGTTCAGACCCGTGTCGGCCAACATCGCGCGGATCTGCTCGTAATCCGTCGCCCTCTCCGATTGCGAGATGCAGATCGTGTTGCGTCCGGCGGCCGTGCAGCCCTCGGCGAGGTACAGCCCCAAAAACGCGACCCACACATCTTGTTCGATCTTCAAGGCAGGTGCGGGATGGTGGCGACCTCGGCGACGATCAGCCGGCTCTAGACAGAACTGGCCAGGCTCGGCCCCACCAGACCAGTGCGACTTGCCGGGAATGAGGTGGGATCTGGCGCGACCCACCGGGCCGTCGACGAACCACCGGGCCTCGCGGATGACTTCCTCGGTCGGGTTGACCTGTGGGCGCGCCTTAACCACCATGCGGTGATTCGGGGTAACCAACAGGTCGTACACCTGACTACTGAAGCGAACCATGTCGCCCTCGTAGGGCTGATTCACGTAGGCAGTCGGCTTCTGCCATTCGAACTCGCCGGAAGCTGAACGAGTCGCAATCAGTTCAGTGCCATTGAGGTCCGCGAAAAACTTCCAGCCCTGATCCGTGAGGATCTCAGTCTGGGAGTCGTAGCAAAATCCGTACGGCGAGTTCGAACGCCGGTTACGCACCTTGTAGATCAACGTGTCCGTGTTCGCCTCATCACCCGACGCCGGCCGGTACACCGCCGACGTGAACTCGGCGTCCACCTGATCCGGTGGCGACTGCGAATACTCGCCACGAGGGAACCCAGACAAAATTTGCTGGAACGCACAGTAAGGCGCCTGAGGGGTGGCCCCGCGATAATCCAGCAGCGGCTTGATCGAGGTGGAATCGATAAGTTCCAGCGAGTGCAGGTCGCCACCCATCGCCAGGTGCGGGTACAACGACACCGCATCCAGGACCAGAAAGTCCTCCAACAGTGCACCCAGCCACTCACTGAACGACCAGTTGTTGATGCGGTCCGGCTTCTCCCACCAGGCCGTCAACCGTTCCAGGTCGTCGGCGTAGCGGTCCTGCAAGTCGGCGGCGACCGCGAAGTTCGCCTTCCCCTCACGTTTCGCCAGGTGCCGAACCCGGGACGACTCGATCCCGAACGACCACTCCAAACCGGTCAGGTTCGCTTTGCGGGTTTCGATACAGGCCCGCATCACCGACACCTGATCGGCGGAGTCCCGCAACACCGACCACGGCACCAGCCGATTCCCGGTCGTTTGGAGGTTCCACGAGGTCGGGTAGTCCCAGCGGCGCGGCGCCGGTCGACCCGAGGACAACAACGGGTCGATCGCGGCCGGGTCGAGGGGGTCACCCGGTCCGAACGTCACGTTGTTGAACGGGTCCCGCGATAGCGACGTCGAACCCGATGCCCGGGATGCTGGGCGCCGCTGCAACGCCTGGAGATACCCAGCCGACGCCGGAGTGACCCGAGTACCAGCCGGCAGGGCCGGCATCGCTTTCGCCAGCTCCTCACGCACCACCGCACGCAACTCATCCGCCGAGGAAGACGACACCGGAATCCTGGAACGGCGACGACGCGACATGCTCAGCCCACCGCCCCTACTCCATCGTCATCGTCGAAAAGAACACCGTCCAGCTCTTGCGCACCGAGCCGGGAACCGCCGTAAAGCTCCCGCAACCTCACCAGTGTTTGTGGACTCAAATTGGGGGCGTTATCCCACGTCGACCCGGTGCGGAACACCACTGAACCGTCATCGACACGGGCCAGTTTCCGCAGCAACCGGATCGGACGTGGTGTGGTAGCCACGAACACCTGACCCGACTCGCCCACAGCGTCACCGAGAATGCGCCACACCTCATCGACGCGAACCATCGCCGCCAACTCGTCCACCCACGCACCCGCCAACCGCGCATTGCGCAGCCGATCCGGGCGATCCGCCGAGTAACCGCGGATCACCGACCCATTAGCGAGTTTGATCCGCAGGTCACTGATCTCGAACGAGGTCAACTCGTCAGGATGGAACACACGCAACAACCCCGAGTGGCCCTCGAAACACACCTGCCGGCACGTCGTCCAGGTAGGGGCCACTACCGCCCACTGTGTGTTCGGCTGGGAAACAGCCTGCTCGGCGAGCCACTCAGCCGCCGCGCGGGTCTTACCCCAACCTCTACCCGCACACGCGACGAAAGTCCGCCAATCCGTGTCCGGGGGAAGCTGCTCGGAACGAGCCTGCGCATGCCAAAGTCGACGCACCACGCGCCACACCCACTCACTGATAAGATCGGACGAACACATAGCGGGGTGGAGCAGCTCGGTTAGCTCGTTGGGCTCATAACCCAAAGGTCGCAGGTTCGAATCCTGCCCCCGCTACCCATTCACGGGGTTGCGTAGAACCCTTTTTGGTTAGCCTCAGCGGCTTGCCGGTCTGAGGTGCCCAGCACCGACGTCCAAAACACCGCCTCGGAGAACGTCATCGGCAACGGGGCCAATGACCCGGAGCGGACGACACCGCCGATGGCAAAGCGATCTCTCGTCGGCTCACCGGTGCCGCGGGTATAGGCGACCGAGGCCAAGTCGACCGCGCCGTCCAACCATTGCGCCATCGCGGTACCGGAGTCGGTCGCGGACATCTGGTGGATGGCGCCGTTGAACGTGGACAAGTTGCCCTGGTAGGTGAGGGTGCTATCCACCGGGGACAGCACCGGACGGGCCCGGGAATGACCACCGGAGTTGTTGTTGTCCGGCTCGCTCAATCCGTACTGGTAGACGGTGTTGGTGGACACCGACTCGGCCCACCAGCGCAGCTGCACGGTCGGGGTGGCGGCGGACAGGACCGCGCACATCGACGCCGCGCCGGCCGCCTGCAAGTTCGCCGCCGACTGGAACACGACGTCGTCAACGCCATCGAACGTCACCGCAGGCTTCCCACCGGATGTGAGCACCGCACCGGCGGACACCAACTTGGGTTGCGCGGTGGTAGTCGCCTGAGTCAAATTCCGGGTGTTGCCCGACTGGTCGTACCAGGTGTCGATGAAACCGTCACCGGAACCGCAGAAGGTGAGCAGGCTGGCCGTGTCCAGGGCGCCGGAGACGAACCCGATGTCCTGGGTGGTGGAATCCGATGAGCGACGAACCTTCACCGCGCTACCGGCGTAGGTGGGCACAACGAGCCGCAGCGAGTAGGCCCGGGCGGTGACGATGGTCTGCCCGAGCCCGTTGTTCACCCCACCCGGAGTGGCGGACGCGATCGCGGACACCGTTCCCGGGCCGCCGGTGGACACCGCGATCACCCGGAAGTCGTAGGAAGTGCCGGTGGTCAACCCCGACACGGCCACGGTTGGGGCGGTGGTGGTGGCGATCGACACGAACGTCGACCCGGCGGTGGTCTTCTGCTGAACGTTGTACGCCCCGGCGCCCGCCGTCGCCGTCCAGGTCAGTGTCAATCCGGTGGTGGTGACGTTGCTGGCGGCCAAACCGGTCACCTGCCCCGGCACGGCCGGCGGGGTGGGATCGGCGGCTCCGGTCAGGACACGCTGGTAGGCGTCGAACATGCTCCGGCCGAGGATGCGCTGGCCGGGCGCCGAGTAGTGGTTCCCGTCGCCGATGTTGTTGCCGTACACCCCCGGCGCGACCCGAACCCGAGTGTTCCGTGACGGGGTGCCCAGATGCACGGAGTTGATCGCCGCCCGGGTGCCGGTCGACAGATATTCCGGCACCATCTGACCGAGCACGAACGGCAAGTCCGGCACACCCAGATCGGCGCGCGCCCCGGCGATCAACGCATCCAGATCGGTCTGATAGGCGGCGCCGGAGGTTCCGTTGTCCCCGTCGGTTTCGCCCTGCACCCACAAGATCGCGGTGTACCGGGCGTTCGCCCCGGCCGCCGCCAGCGCCGCCTGCGCCTGCGCCACCGCCTGCGCGTACAGGTTCCCCGCCACACCACGCCGCCAGGCCAGAGTCACGTTCGACGACAGCGGCACCCCGCCGTGCGCCGACGGGACCAACAACACCCGACGGTTCACCGGGACCGACTGCAAATACCAGCGGGCGAACACGCTCCCAGGGCCGATCCCGGACGGAGTGTCATGCATTGCGAGGGGTTCCACCGCCTGGGAGAGCACCCCGGCGTAGGTGCCGGACGCCCCGTACTGCGCGACGCGGGGATCGGACGGGTCGTAGCGCGTCGTGTCATAGGGGACACCCCGCCCAGACATGTTGCTCTGACCCCACAACAGGATCAGGTCATACCCGACATCGGTAGTCTTCAACGCCGCCGACGACACAGACGTGACACCCAACCGAGGCACGACTCACACCCCCGACTGGAGGTAATGCACAATTTGGCTCCCCGACGCGACAACGCCATACAGCGTCTCGTCATCGTCCAAATCGGCCCCGAACGTCGCCCCCGACGGCAACGACAACCCCGTCGACACCGTCACCGACGCATTACCCACCACAACCTCAACCGGGCCCGGGTTGTACACCATCACCGAAAACCCCGGATAACGCTCACCGGGGAAACCGGTCAGTGGCGTCGCGGTGGTCCCCACAGTCGGCCTGGACGTGAAAATAGCCACCGCCGTCGAATCCCTTCAGCTAAAAGGTCGGTTCGCGTGCGCGTTCGCCAACTCCATCGCATCACCCCAGGACCGGCGAGCCCACGTCGCCCTACACCCATCGCATGCCACAATCCACGACCGCTTGTAATCGGTGCCCCAACGGGACACCCGCGGCCGATGGGTAGCCGGCGCCGGGATGAACCGTTGACCGATCCCCTTGCCGTACTGCCAACCCAGGTCGAACCCGCCGCCGATCACGCCGCGGCGGCCAGGGAGTGGCCGCAGATGCGGCAGTGAGTTGCTCGGCGGCTATTCGGCAAGTCGCAACTCGGGCACATCTTCGAGATCGACGACAGAAACACCATCGCCGACCCACCCATTTGGAGTTCGGTCGCCGCCCACACACAGTTGTGCACCAACACTCCGGCCGCAACAAACTCGTGCTGGTCGGCGACCATCAAGTCGTAGACGTCACGCCGCACGGGCTCGACGTAGCACCCACGCACACTTACCGCCGCACGACTCGGGATTCGGTCGGTACTTGGACTGCCAAAACTGGGTACCGCACACCGGGCACGGAACCCGTCGCTGATAGCGGCGGGACTGATCGTTGACGCGGTTGATGCACGTCCGGGAACAGTACCGAGACCGCCCGGCGACACTGACCGGGCTGCGATATTCCTTCCGGCAGCACTCACAGACGCGGGTGACGTACTCCCGACCTTCCCAGGTGCGTTTACCGTGTGCGCGATGCCAGGCGCGTCCTTCCGGACTGGCATGCCATGCGACTGACAGAGGACGGATCCGTCCGGCGTGGGCACGCAGCGCATCGCGCTGCTCATCGGTGTACTCGTCGGCGTGCCGGAGTTGATGCGCGGACGGCGAGAGTAGGACAAGGTTCGCGGGTTCGTTGTTGAACGGGTCGTGATCGACGTGATGGATGTGCCAGCCAGCGGGTATTTCCCGTCCCGGGTGCGCGTGCTGTTTCCCACCAGGGTTGCGTTTGTACACGACACCGTGGAATTCGACAGATACGGGGTGTTCGACCACCCGTCCAAGATATCGCCACACACCAAAGCATCCAACCTGGCCCAACCATTCCCAGTCCAGATCCGGTGATCAGGTGTACCGGTCAGCGCACGACCATCAGACAACTCAACGGTCATCACCTCGGCGTCGCGCCGAGTCCGTCCAGAACGCACCACCGGTTTCCAACCAACCCGCGTCCACACGAACTCGCCCACAGCCACCGATTCGATCGGGACCTCACCCCGCGCGGTCAGGACCGGCGTTTCTCCAACGAAACAGGCATCCAAGTTGTCCGGCGACTCCGTCGAATCCTGAGTAAACGAACACATCTGATCCTCAAGGTTCGCCATCACCCCCACAAGATGCGCACGGCCCTGCTCCCACAACGCGGCGATCGGCTCCGCGCGGATCGTCTTACCCCGCGTCGCCCGCACCGACTTATACGCAACATTCGCATCGACCGTGCGCAGCACATGTTCGATGTAGTCACCACCGTTGTTGACCTCACCGACAATCCGGTCGGCATGCCACCGGTGATAGGCGGTCACCGCACGGGTCATACACGCGTGCGGGGAACCCTTCATCGTCGCGTCCTCCAGGACATACAGATGCCCCTCACGATCACGACCCACCACCACAATCCCGGTGGAGTCGGCCTTCTCCCCCGACGTCACCGCCGGATCCACACCCACCACGATCCGCACCATCTCCGGCGCCTGATCCAGGCGGTCAACACGAGAATCATCCAACTGATCCCGAGACCACAGCGCACCCTCGATGTCAGTGAGAAGTTCCCCCTCCAACTCCTGACGCCCAAGGCGGGTGTTCTCGTACCGGATCCGCAGATTCTCCAAAGCAGTCCGCGACAGATTCTTCGCGTTATCCCACGTCGAACCACGGATCACCCGGACAGAACCATCGTCACGAGCGAGAAGCTCCCGCAAAATCTTGATCGGCCGCGGCGTCGTCGTCACCACCACCTGCGGGTTGTCACCGATACGCAGCGCCGGCATGAGGCTCTCACCCCACAAATCGTCGGCATGCACCATCGACGCAATCTCATCCAACCAAGCCCCGGACAAGTTCGCGCCACGAAGCCGATCCGGACGGTCAGCGCTGTAGCCGTAAATCTTCGAACCGTTCGACAACCGCACCGTCAAGTCCGACGCGTTCGACGACTCCAACTCGCCCGGCAACAAAGCCCTCAACACCCCAGAAGGGCCCTCCAAGCACACCTTCCGACAATCCCGCCACGTCGGAGCAATAACAGCCCACTCCGTACCCGGATTCGTCGCAGCCTGCTCCGCCAACCAATTCGACCCCGTCGCCGACTTCCCCCACCCACGACCAGCCAAATACAGATGCACCTGGAAGCCGGCATCAACCGGAACCCGCTGCTCCTCCCGCGCCGACTCATGCCACGGACGCGGACGAGGCGGAGCCACTTTCGCAATCCTGCGCTGCAACTCAATCTGCTGAAGACGCAACCGCCGCAGCATCTCCAACTTCTCCAGAGACGCCCCCACCTCGTCCACACGATCCTTATCGCGCACGAGGCACCCCCGAAAAATTCAGTTAAAAACGCCGGCGCACCAACCAGCGCGCAACAGCACAACCACACCGCTCACCCAAACGACGAGCCGACCCACCCAAAAACACATCCACCACAACACACACCAACACATCAGCGACAACCAACGCCGCCCAATCCAAAGGATTCATTGCGGGAACGGCGGGATTCGAACCCGCGATCTCCTGCTCGACAAGCAGGCGCTTTCACCTAACTAAGCTACGAACCCATTGGGGATGACATGCCGACCGATGACCCGAAGACCGTCGCCCTGGTCCAGCCACACCACGTCAACCGGATCGGGCGGATCGTCCTTCGTGTAGACCGGCAAAAACCGGCTCTCCTCTGGGTCGGGCGCGCCGCGCATCAAGAAATCCCACCTGCGCCTACCCCGAGCCCTACCGGCAGCAACCTCATCATCCGTGAGCGGCTCCACAGGCTCCGGAGGGATCGGCTCACCAGGTCCGAACCGACCCATCACCACGCACCCGGAATCGACAACCAACCCACATCCAACGGTGGATCCACCAAACACCCATGCCCCGCCGGATCCACCAACCACACACTCTTCAAACCGTCATCAGCGCACTCATACGAAATGTCCACCGGCAACGTCAACGACACACCACAACCCGGACACACCACAACCAAAGAAGCCATCAGCGGCGATACCTCACCGTCAACACCTCAGTCACCTCACCCGACGAATGCTCCGTCGTCACCCGCGCAAAATCAGACACCGGCAAACCAGCAGCCACCCGCCGGCCCAAATCACCAATCAACCCGTGCAAATTCGCATTCGGAACCGTCGCCGACACCACCGGCACATCCGACACCACGTGCGGCTTCCTACCGATCAACTCGAACACCCGCACACGAACATCGCCCGAATCAACATCCAGCTTCGTCAACAACTGACACGCCACACCCCCACCCTCACGAAGCACCCCCAACAAAAGATGCTCCGTACCGATGTAGCTATGCCCCAACTGAAGAGCCTCACGCAACGCCAACTCCAAAACCTTCTTACCGCGCGGCGTATACGGAATATGACCCGGCGGCGGCTGGGAGCCCCTACCCACAAGCTCAACCAGCAGCTGGCGCACCGCATCGCCGGAAACACCCAGCGCATCCAGAACCTGAGCGGCGATCCCCTCCCCCTCGTGAATCAAACCTAGGAGCAGGTGTTCCGTGCCGATGTAGTTGTGATCGAGGCCCCGCGCCTCCTCCTGCGCGAGGACAACCACCCGGCGAGCACGATCAGTGAAACGCTCAAACATTAGCGTCCAAAAAATTGGGCCAAAAAAATGGGGAAATACGGACGAGGACAAACCCTTGCCCTCAAGATCATAGTGTGATCATTTAGGGGGGGGGTGTTGATCATGCATGATCACCTACCGAGGGTAGGTGATCACTTGTTGATCACTAATGATCACTGTGGATCTTCAGTTGATCACTGGTGATCATGCGTTGCCCCGTGACCGTTATGAATTCGTGTCCCTATTCACCCGTTTGCCTTACCCGTCTGGCTAGCTCATCGGGTAAGCTTAGGGGGCAAGCAAGAGAGGGGCCGAGAGGCCCACAACTTCACAGCACGGCCGCCCCGCACACGCGGTGGGCAAGCCCCCCGGCACCCACCAGAAGTGACCCAAGCGTCTCCGGCCCGCAAGATCCACAGGTTCAGCATGCCAAGCCCGTCACGGGGCGAACGTGCCAGCGTCAACAGGACCGACGGCCCGGGAGCAGTGCTCAGGGTCATGACGGTGAGGCGAAAGCCTCATAGCAAGCGACGGCGGCGGAGCAATCCGACAAAACACCTAGTTGCGCTCGCGGTGGGTAACTCCACTGCCAGAAATTGATCAATCGGCATGCGCCGCCAGGGCGCGCACAGCGATGCGGTCGGGTGCAACTCCCGCCATGCCACTCATTCACCGACCACACACACGATGGGAGACCCCAATGGCTACCACCCCGCACACGTGCGGCGGGCCGTCGTTCGGCCGTAAGACACCCGGTTGCCCGCGCTGCGACGAACTGCTCGCGGGCGCCGCACCGGTCACCTGGGCACCCAGCCGGGCGCAGCGTGACGCCGCAGTGAGCGCGGAGAACCGGGCTCACTTCACCTCGGCTAGGCACCGCTCCGGCGGTTGCGGCCCGGTCTGCACCTACGGCGAGTGGTGAGCGCGCCGTGACTGTCGCCTATGACCCCCGCACTGAGCAGCCGGCCACCGGACTCGCCGGCCTGGTCGCCGAATACGACGCGTTGAACAACCGCATCACCGCCGTTGTCAGCGATGACGGCCGGTTCTGCACGCCGGTGCTGTCGGCGGCCGCATTCGCCGAGATTGACGCGCTGAAGACCGCGCGGCAGGCCGTCACGCGGCGGCTCGTCGATTGCGCACGCTGGATCGCTTGACCTAGAACGGCCGCCCCGGATGGCGCACCGCGGTTCGACTCCGCGGCGGGGCACTCACCCACACACAACATGGGAGAACACGTGAGCATGATCGGCGATTACATGAGCATGGCGGAAGCGTGCGGCGAGGTCACTCACCACCGCGCTTGGGTACCCGGCGTCGACTTCGATCCGGGCAACCCCGACGAGCTGGACGTGATGCGGCTCGTTTGGGAGAACGAGCGGTACGACCGCATCGCCGTGCTAGAGCGTGAGAACGAGCGGCTGCGCGCGCTGCTCGGCGATGACGTCGACGACGAGTGAGTGACTGTCGAGCGCACCCGACCAATCCGGTCGGGTGCGCTCTGTCGGGTACTCACCCGCACACACGGAGGGCAACATGGGATACATCGACTTTCCGACCGAAAGTCACGGCTACACGGCCGCCTACCGGCTGGACAACGGCGACACATTCGGGGTGATCCGGACGAACCGGACCGACCCGAACCACCCGGGCAAGCCGGAATGGTCGTGGTTCACGATCACCGACGCCGCTACCGACTGGCGGACCGGGGACGAACTGTTCGGGTGGGATGACGCACCCGGAATGCTCCGGTCGCTCGCATCGTTCCTGGTCGCCGAGGCGGAGTCCTACGCGCGGCACATGGGTGCCAGTCAGCCGGAGGACGGCTACATGTTCGGCGAGCTGGTCGCCGCGTGGGCTTACGCGGTGGACGACGAACTGAGCATGATCAACGCGTGCGCCGACTCCTGGCACACGGGCGGCTCGACCGACATCCAGTGCCCTACCTGTCAGGAAGACTGAGTGAACGACTGTCGAGGACACCGGCCGGTCTGGCCGGTGTCCTGGCTCAGCCGCTCAATCGGGTGTCTCACATCCAAGGTAGTGAGACGGTTTGTGCGACGTGATCAACTGTCGGCATCGCCGCTGGTCACGGTGTCTCACAAGTGGGTCCGAAACTCTCGGGCCTGATCGGGTGCGATGCGCCGACTTATGAGACGTGCTCGGGTAGCTCCACACCGGCGGCCGTGGCTTCCGCGGTCATCTGGTCGCGCAGCTCCTGAATCGCGCGGTCGACCGTGGAGTCAGACAGGTGAGTGACCTCTTGGCGGATCGGCGCATCCATACCGAGTAGCTTCGCGCGGCGCTCCGAGAGCTTGTTCCATACCTCGGCGGCGCGTGCGTTGCCCTTCTGGATCTCAGGCCAGAGCGCGTTACCTGCCTCTTCTAGGCGGTCCGCTTCTAGGTCACGGAGCGCCGCCACGTCATCACGTGGGTAGGCGCGGAGGAACGCGACGAACCGGTCATGAGCGTGACCCCGGCTGGCGTAGCCCAGCTTGGCAACGATGGTGTCCCAATCACATTGGGCACGTCGCATCTTGACGCATTCGTAGTCACGTTCCCACCGCTCGATTGCCTCGGGCGTGGTCGCCTGCATCGTGGGTTTGACGGGGCGTCGCGCGCGCGCACGCGAGTTCGCTGCGGTGGTTCGCGTGTTCTGTCCTTCCCCCGTCTTTCCGTTGGGGGTGTCACCACCCGGTTTGGTGCCGTTGTCCATGGTGCCCTCTCCGGGAGTTGTTGATCTCGGGCGGCCGACAATCCTGTCAAGCCGCTTGTTACCTGAATCGTCCACGAGTAAAGTGGACAGAGCGGAAGGGGAACGTCAGTGAGTAGGTGTCGAGCGTTGGCAGTCTTGGCGGCCGTGATGGTCGCCTCGGTTGCGTTTGCGTTTGTGGTGACCGGTACTCCGGTCGGTCCGGTGCTGCACGCGTTCGGTATCGCGTGATGGCGGTCGGGGCTGAGTTCGGGTTGGGCCGGACGGTGCGTATCGCGCCTGGTCTTTACCACGGTGCGGTGCGGCCGGAGTTCGGCACGGTGACTGGTGAGGGTGCCCGGCCCGGGACTGTGCGGGTGATCTACGGCGGTTGGCACATGACGTACGGCGCCGATGAGTTGACTGACGTGACGGGCCAGGGGTTCGGCGCCCGCGCCGCCGGTTTGGCGGTCGGGTGATGGCTGACTGTCGTGACTTCCGTTGTACGGACGGTTTGACGATGTGCCGTGGTTGCAACGGGTATGGCGTGTTGCGTCCGACCGGGAAGAAATACCTGATGCGGTCGGGTGGGAAGAACATCACCGATTACGCGATTCCACACACGGTGTGTGGTGGTACTGGGCTGGCGGTGTGTGGGTGTGTCCCGGTGGTTTCGGCGGCCGGGGTGAGTGCGTAGTGAGTGCTAGTCGGGTGTGCGGGTCGCGGTAGTCACGCGGTCCGTGTCTCCCTGTCGGGTGCTCACCCGCTAGTTGTCAAACATGGGAAGGAGTGCGTGGTGGACGAGACAGAGCGGATGGTCGAGCGTATCCGCGGTGGTGTGCCGACTCCGGAGCAGGCGGCCGGTATCGCGTTCGGCTACGTCTGCGCGGTTCAGGAGTTCAGTCCGGCGTCTGTGCGCGGGATGACTCAGGAGGATCTTGACTGGTTCGTCGCGGAGTATGCGCGTCTGTTCGATCAGGGTGTGCCGGTTCAGGGTGCGTGGTCGACGTTCGCACGGCGCGGTTCGCTGTTCGGTTCGGCGCGGTGGTGAGTGATGGGCAAGCGTAAAACGATCAGCGTCGCGCTGATCACTGAGCGGGTGAATCACTTACTCGCCTACCGGGTGGGTTTGGGTGATTCGGTCGCGCGGCTCACCCCCGAGCAGGCTTACCGGAGGGGCGCGGCGTCGGTACTTGAGTCGGTGCTACACGAGACCGGTAACTATCACGGTTTCGGGTACGTCGATGCCGTGTTCGACGCGGGCGTGTTGGTTTCCGGTGATGAGTCGCGTCGCACGTATTACTCATGAGTGAGTGTCTGTCGGACGTATCCGGCTTTGGTCGGGTGCGTCGGCTCGGGTTCTCACCCGTTCAACCACAACACGGCAAGGGAGGCAGTGATGGGAGATTCTGGTCAGCTCGTGACTGTTCACGTCGAGAATTCGTACGTGTGCGGTCATGAGTCGGAGAAAACCGCGCAGGTCGTCCCGCCCGGATCTGACGATGCGGACGTGATGGAGGAGTGGTGGTGGACGGCGGTATATGACGAGACCGGTGACGGTCACGGGTCGTGTAGCCAAACGGAGGGGTCGTACTACCAGGCCACCGTGACGGCCGCGCCCGGTAATCCGGAGCTGGTCGGTAAGACCTACGAGTGGAGCGACTGATCATGAGTGAGAACAAGACGGTGGCTCAGATCCTGGATGAGATGAAGCCTGATCTCGACGCCTACAACGAGATTTGTGAGCAGTACGCGCGCGAGTGCAATGACAAGGATCGCGGGTATGACGTGAGCGATCGAACCATGCAAGAGCGCGATGACCTGGCGGTGGCTCTGGCTGATTGGGCCGTCGCGTTGCACGAGGCGGTACAGCGCGAGCGTGGGCTTTGCGGGTGATTCAGCCCAACTTTTACAGGGACGGTCCGGTCCTCTAGTTCCATCAGTCCGGTTTGTCGCTGGTCAACACACACAACAACGGGAACGGATGACAGGTATGTCTCAGGAGACGAGTAAGTGGCTGAACACGAATGTGCTTGTCGGTATGACCGACAAGCGCGGCAACGCGTGGCACTACCGTGCGGCTGATCAGGGTGGCGAGTCGAACCACTACCCGGGTGCGATTCCGGTGGCGGATGTTCAGCGGCGCTTGTTCGATTGGGAGCCGGAGCCGTGCGCGGTGGCAATCGAGAAGTCCGCGACGTTCGACACGATGGACCACCTGAACGCGGAGGGTTTGCCGGCCCGTTGGGTTGTGCAGGCGAACCGTCTGGCGGTGGCCCCGTCGGATTCGGATGTGGCGCTGGGCATGTTCAAGTCGGGGTACAAGGTCCACCCGTACAAGCCGTGGTTGTTGGACAACGTGGCGACGATCCTCGATGACGATCTGTGCATCACGTCGGCGGGCCTGTTGAAGGACCGCGCGGTGGCGTGGGTGGAGGTGGGGGTGCCGGAGTCGGTGACGACGCCGGAGGGTGTGACGTTCCGTCCGAACCTGCTGATGTGCACGTCGATCGACGGTTCACTCGCCACCACGGGGAAGCGGACGATCACGATGACGGTGTGTGACAACACGATGTTCGCGGCGTTGGGTGAGGACGGGCCGACGATCAAGTTCAAGCACACGTCTCAGTCGTTGGGCAAGATCGGCGCGGTTCGTGAGGCGCTGGGCATCGTGTATTCCACCGCCGACGCGTTCGCTGTGGAGGTTGCCCGGCTGACGGCGCGGAAGGTGACGCCGGTTCAGTTCAAGTCGGTGGTGGCGCAGCTGGTCCCGGTGACGGATGCGATGACGGACCGGCAGAAGAACACCGCTGACCGTACGCGGTCGGAGTTGGGCAAGTTGTACAACCTCGACCCGCGGTGTGAGCCGTGGAAGGGCACCGCGTTCGGTGTGGTGCAGACGTTCAACACGTGGAACCACCACCTGCAGAACGGGCTGGGTGGGAAGACCGACGCTCAGAAGCAGGTCGCCCGGGGTGAGCGGAATTCGCTGCGGGCGTTGAACGGTGAGACGGAGAAGTCCGACGCGTTGGTGCTGCGGGCTCTGGAGTCGGTTCTGTCTTGATTGGCGACGCGGGTCGGGGGTTCACACCCTCGGCCCGCGTCCTTTCTCTTTGTTTGTCTGAGTGTTGGCGCCTGGAGAACGTCGGGTTGAGTCCGGTCACCGTCCCGTGCTGCTCAGGTTGTCCTGAGCGGTGCGGCGGCCGACCGGCCGAACACACACGAACAGGACGGGGTGGGTGCAATGGCGCCGACACAGGAAGACAAGGACGCGGCTGTGATCAGGTTGGCGGCGGAGTTGGGTGGGTCGGTGAATGCGCGGGCCGCTCTGCGTGTTCTGGAGCGTCTCAACGAGGCGGAGTCGAGCAAGCCCGTTCAGGTCGTCGAGGTGACCGGTTCGGAGTTGTCCGGGTTGTTGCGGTTGCTGCGGTCGGAGTTGCGTGAGTCCGGCGGTGCGGTGCACACGTTCCGTGTGTCGGTGCAGGGCGGCGGGGTGATGTTCAAGTTCAACGAGGGTGGTTGGACGCACGTTTTCGGTACGTCCGGGCGCTGAATCCGACCGGGAGTAAACACACACAGACAGAGAGGGCGAGCGATGGGTAAGGCGCGGGTGAATACGTCGCCGGTTGCTGGGCGTTATGAGGCTACCGACGAGAAGATCATCGAGGTTAGTCACGAGTTGGGCGGTTTGTTGATCTCGTTCCGCCCGGTGGATGGGCGGTTGATCGTTGACTGTTACCGGGCCGATCCGACTGTGACTGTTTTGGCGGCCGGCACGGTCGTGGAGGTGACGGACACGTGCGGCGAGTGCGGGCAGAAGGTCCCGGACGCGTCGGAGTTGGAGGTGGTGAACGTCCATCACGGGCTGTCGTGTTCGTTGCACCCGAAGAACGTTGTGTGATCGTCCGGTCTATCACCGTGCTGCTCAGGCTGTTTGAGCTGAGTGGTTGCGGCGGCTGACCGGCCGGATCTAACAGGCAAGTCGCTTGTCGTTGTGAGACGACAAGCGTAAAGTGACTAGTAGTAGGGAGAGGTGTCTACCAGCCCCCCATCGGGCCTTCCTCGTCCCACCTCACGACCAGAAGGGATTTGGCCCGATGTTCAACAACCGTGACCACGGTGAAGACCTACTGAACGAAACGCGTGCGTTCGTTCGCCGGTTTTGGGCGCCTCCGTCCGAGACCGCGTTGGATGCGGTGACGTTGTGGATCGCTCACACGCACGCCGTCGACGGAGAGAACCGTTTGGTGTGTGAGACAACGCCGCGGCTGTTCCTGTGCTCTACGGGGCCGGCGTCGGGTAAGTCAACGGCGCTGCAAATGTTGGAGCTGCTGTCAGGCCGCGGTAAGCGGATCGCCGATCCGACCGCCCCGGCGATGCTGGCTTTGATCGATCAGGAACGGGCGACTGTTCTGATCGATGAGCTGGACACGTTGATGGGTAACGGCGCGGGTGGCCGGTCTACCCGGACGGTGATGCTGGAGGGGTATTCGGAGGGCGGGTTCGTCGCTCGGGGCTCGTCGGTGTCGCCGGGTGGGACGCGAATGGTGTCGTGTTTCGCGCCGATGGCGTTCGCTGGTATGCGGCAGAACTTCATCTCTAACCCGAAACTCGATGCGTTGCGGACCCGCACGATCATGTTGCTGTGTAAGCCACGGACATCAGGTCAGCCGGTGGAGTCGTATCGGCGCCGGTTGCATCAGGGGCAGGCGCGGGCGTTGAACGCTGCGCTGGTGAAGTGGGGTTCGCGGCATTCGAACACGATGGCTGATTGTTGGCCTGAGCCACCGGAGGGTATCGAGGACCGGGCCGCTGAGTTGTGGGAGCCGTTGTTGGCTGTCGGTGAGGTCGTCGGCGGTGTGTGGTTGGAGCGTGCGCGGGCTGCGTGCCGTGTGTTGGCTCTGGGTGAGCCTGAGCAGGACGACGACGAGCCTGACACTCCTGTGGAGATGTTGTTGGCCGATATGGGCCAGGTGTTCATGGGCGAGGACCGGTTGGCGTCTCGCACGATTGTGGAGCGGTTGCGGTTGCTCCCGGGGTCGCCGTGGAAGCGGTATCCGAATGTGATCGCGGCGGGTAAGGAGATCGCGGCGATGTTGGAGCCGCGTGGTGTGGCGCCGCGTCCGGTGTGGTTGGACGGGGTCACGGTCCGCGGTTATGACCGGACCGATTTGGAGGCGGCTGGAATGCCAGTCGTGGAGGTTCCGGCGGAGAACGCGGAGGCGGAGTTGGTGGCCGAGGGGTTGCCTTACTGATCGGCCTTACGTCTTACGTCTTACGTATTGGTTCGGAGGTTACGACCGGGGTGCACGGGCCGGTGGTCCGTGCACCCCGGCGGCTGTCCGGCCGATTTTTCGGAGAGGGGGTTTGTCACCCCGACAACACAACTCAGGGAGCAGTAGTGAACGGGAACAGTCAGACCGCCTACATGTGGGCGGTGCGTGTGGCGTCGTGCCTGGGTGAGGGCTGGGCAGCGGAGCCGAGCGATGAGGGCCAGTTCATGAGTGGGGTTGCGTGGTTGAACGGTCCGAAACGTCAGCGGCTCACGATCGACCTGGGGCGGGAGGACATGGACCGCGCGGAAATCCGCTGGTTCTTCCCGAATGATCTGCGTGATCACCAGGGGCGGGCGGCGATCAGCAAGCGCATCACGGTGAGTAAGGCGAAGGCGCCGCGGTCGGTGTCGGGTGACATTGTCCGGCGGTTGTTGCCTGGTCTGGCCGAGGTGATCGAGACGGCTTCCGCCCGGAAGGTCGAGTACGACCGGGCGGTGAGCGCGGCGGCTGATGTGACGGCGCGTCTGCACGGGATCGTCGGCGGCCGGGTGGACGTCGACCGGCACACCATCGACTTCGGCAGGTACACGCGCGGATCGATCAACGGTGGGGTGCGGGTGAACCGCATCGGCGGGATGGCTGTCCGTGTCGAGGTGGACAGTCTGTCGCCGGATCAGGCGGCGCAGGTGTTGTCGCTGGTGGCGGCGTTCGGGGTGGGGAACTGACCGGAGGTTTGACCGGGGCGCACGGGCTGTAGGTGGGTCCGTGTGCGCCGGCCGGCTGTCCGGCTGGGAATGGGATGGGAGGACGGGGCGATGCTGTTCGGGTATTGCCGGGTGTCGACCCGGCATCAGGTGAATGACCGTCAGGTCGACGCGTTGGTCGCGGCCGGCGTGGAGTTGGACAACATTTTTCAGGACAAGATCACGGGTACGAAGTTCGTGCGGCGTGGTCTGTCTGAGCTGTTGACGCGTGCCCGCGAGGGCGACGTGATCATGGTTGCGAGTATGGATCGGCTGGGCCGGTCGTTGTCGGAGGTGATCCGCACGGCGGATGATCTGCATCGGCGCGGGATCGTGCTCAAGACGATCAAGGAGTCCATCGATTACAGCTCGTCGATCGGGCGGATGTTGGCGGGGATCTTCGCAACGCTGGCGCAGTACGAGCTGGATCTCATCCATGAGCGGGCGGATGATGCGCGGGCCGCAGCGAAGGCGCGGGGTAAGCAGACTGGGCGGCCGTCGCGGCTGACCGGCGATCAGGAGCGTCAGTTGGTGGCGCTCCGCGCGGCGGACGAGTCGATCTCTGACCTGGTCGTGACGTTCAAGGTGTCCCGGGCGACGGTGTACCGGGTGTTGGCTAAGCACGGGATGGAGGCGGCGTGATGAGTGAGGCGTGGGAGCGGGCCGAGCTGGCGGTGGGGGCCGCTCTGACGGTGCGCCAGGTGCGGGAGGTTCGCGCTAGGTTGTCGCCCGTGGCGGATGGGAAGCGGCCAGGCGACGACGACATTGTGATCATGGCGGTGAAGATGCCGCGGTCGGAGCGTCAGGCGACGCTAGACCTGGCGAAGGCGGCGGGTGGTAACGCGGCGGACGTGACGCGTCAGCTGTTGGCATGGTGGCGTGGCGAGCCGGGTGTCGAGCTGTTGGAGCCTGGCCAGGCTGTGCCGTCCGCGCCGTCGCATTGCCCGAATGAGCACGAGTACATCGGGGCGAACATCGTGGCGAGCGCGGCGACGTTGAAGTGCCGGGCGTGTCACACCGCGCGTGTGCGGGTGGCGGACGCGGCGAAGCGGGGCGTGACGTTGGATTTCGAGGCGGTAGCGAACCGGATCTTCGCGGACATCCGGGCTGGTGTGCTGTGACCGGGGAGGAGACGGTCGCCCTGCCGCTGATCTTCGGGGACGAGTACTACGAGCGCACTCGGAAGGGCCGTAACGACGGCCGGGAGTGCGCGGTGTGTGGGCGTCCGACGGGGGCGAGCACGTTGTTTGTGCTGGCGAGCGCGGACATGTCGGGGGCGATTCCGTTCGACACTCCGGGTGAGGACAACGGCGGGGTGTTCCCGGTGGGGGTGGTGTGCGCGAAGGCGTTCCCGCCCGGCTACATCCATGACGAGAGGAGCGGGTGATCGTGAAGCGTGGCACGCAGGTGCGAGTGATCAAGGATGATGAGGACATCCGGGGTGGCGAGGTCGTCTCGTCGGACGCTACCCATGCCGTCGTGAGGTTTTGCGACGACAGTGGGCACAGCTACCAGGAGCGGTTGCCGTTGGATGTCCTGGCGGACAAGTCGAAGTTGCCGGACTGGGCGCCGTGAGGTAGCTCGGGTGTAGTGGTTTGGCTCTGTGGCGGAATGGCAGACGCGCCGGTCCCAAAAACTGGTCCCTTGACGGGGGTGTGGGTTCGACTCCCACCGGGGCTACTTAACCTCCCGGTCCCACGCTCGGCGGGGGCGTGGCGTGGTGGGGTAGTACCGCCATTGGCGGTGGCGGGGTTGTCGCGGTTGTCGCGGTGAGGTTGGCGACGACTTGGGTGTCGGTGCCGGTTTGGGTGATGGTGACGGTGGCGCACCAGCGGGTGATGTCGGTGTCGCCTAGCCAGATGACTGGGCGGTTGGTGTCGTCGCTGGTGATGTTGAGTGGTGGTGTGGTGGGCGGGGAAGTCATCGGTTCCTGGACCTACCTCTCCCACATCCGCCAAGTCACTTGTCTATCGTCGCGCTCACGCGTTAAGCTGCTTGCATGCGGAAGCAGTCAGTGGTCTACCGAGCCGGCCAGGTGGTACGGCTCAACGACGACGCCCCCGGTAACGCCTGGATCGTGGCCGACCCGTCACGCCTGGGGACCGTGGTCAGCGTCAACGACCTCAACATGCAGGTGAAGTTCGCGCACGGCAGCGCCGTGGTCGGGCTCAAGCACGTCACACCGGCCGTCCGATGACGCCGGAGGAGAAAGCCGCCCGCGCCGCGCTGGACGAGGCGGACCGTGCGGTCACGGCGACGTTCGACGCGCCTCACAACGCTACGGGCTGGGCGGCCCGCGCCGCCGCGTACCGGAACCGGTCACAGGCTTGGGAGCGGTTCTCCTCAGCCCTGCGCCTGGACGACCCGCTGGTCCTGCGGGCGATCTACCACGCCGGCTACGCGGACCGACAGCAGGCCGAACGGTTGGAGCGGCGGATCAACGAGGCCGCCCGATGACGGGCCGCACCCGACTCGAGGAGGGCGTCGTGACGACCGAGCTGGGTGTACGGGTGGCCGTGGTGCACACCACCAGACGGAACCTGGCGCGTCGTCGGATGCCGCGCGGTGGCTGGTGGCGGCCGGTGTTCGTGCGTGTCGTCGATGAGAACGGCACCGAGTGGTACGGGACCGGTCGTGAGGGCCGTCCGATCAACCTACGGAAGGTGACCGACGGTGCGTGAGTCCAAGCTCGCCATGAGCAAGACCAACTTCGACAACTACGCAGGGAGCTGACCGTCATGGGCGGAGTACGACGTAAAGAAGCTTGGGGCGCCCGCTTGTGGGGGCACAGCATCGGATACACACCCGCCCGGGACATGAGCGGCGCCGGGCGACCGGACGGGCCGCCGCCGCGGGCCCGCTACAACGACGAGCCCCGGGGCTCGTTTGACCTGAACGCCGAGCTGACCGGGCCCGCTACCCAGGCCGGGCGAAACATCCGCATCCAGATCGAAAGCACCGACGCCGCCCGCACCCTGGCCGCCGAGCTGCTCGGCTGGGCCGACATGCGCGAGGGGCGGGAAGTCACCGGCGACGAGCCGCGCTGTGACAGCGAGTAACTGACCGTCGACTTTCACCCGATCGTGACCTAGCGAACGGTCACGTTCCCTACCCGACCAGCGATGATCCCGCTACACCACACCCAGGAGACACTCCCATGACCGTCGACACGCCCCGCGATGGCGCACCTACGTTCGGTGCAGGGCACCAACCGAAGCCGTCATCTGCCCGTCGCCGTGGTGGGCAGGGTGGCAACGGCGCGATCTGCACCCTCATCGGCGGAGTGTCGATGGTGCTTGCGGCGTTCCTGCCGTGGGCGACCAGCACCGACGGCGAGATCGTGCCCGGCACGAACACCGCCGACGGACCGCTGATGTTGATCCTCGGCGTGATCCTGGCCGGGGTCGGCATCGGCCGGCTGTCATCCAAAATGGCGCCGTGGGCACAGCATTTGCCGGTTCTGCTGGCCGGTTTCGGGGCGTGGGCGTCTTGGCATGACGTGGCCATGACCACGAGTAACTTCGCGTCCGGGAGGTACAGCACCGCGTACAGCACCGGGTACGGCATCGCGTACAACACCCCATCGGTCGGCATCGGACTGTACGTGGTGGCCGTCGGTGCCTCGGTCGCCGTCCTCGGGTGCATGTCGGTCACCACCGAGGTGGACAAATGATCTGCAACCGGCGACAACGACAGATGCCCGACCCGCCGCGTGTCCTGCGCTACCCGCGCACCGAACGCGCCGCGGCGGGGCTGCTGACCCTGGCCGGTCTGGGCTTGTCCGCCACCGCGTTCGTCCCCGGATGGGGCCACGACGGACGGGCCGTGTTCTTCGGGCTCGTGATGTTCTGGGTCGGGGCCATGTGGTTCTGGTACGTCGACCAGATCGCGGAGATCCCGCCGCGCTGGTGGGAGCCGCCGCCGGCCGAGTGGGACCCGCCGGAGTGGGAACAGTTCCCCCACGGCGGCCCGCGGCCACCCAGCCAGGCGCGGTGGTCGGACAGGCGGTGAGTTAACGGGACCTGCCGACCCTGGTTGATCCCAGCCATTCAGGCTCAAGCCGCTAGACTTGCCGTACCCGGGTACGGCAAGTGGAAAGGGTGGCTGTGTCGAGCGACGAAGTAACGGCAATCGAACGTCAGATTGCCGCGCTAGAAAAGAAACTGAAGGAGGTCCGCGCGTCCGCCGCTACTCAAAGCAGCATCCTCGGGCCGATCAGGGAAGCGGCTATCCAGGGGGCTCGCGCTGAGAAGTTCCGTGAACTGAAAGTTCAGTTGGTGCGTGCGGCGTTGGCGAACCCGCAGGGTTTGACCCCTTCGCAGATCGCGGAAGCGGCCGACATCTCACGGCAAGCGTTGTACCAGCGGCCATACAAGGACTAACGGTGACCTGCCCGACTCCGTGTGACGACGACTGCGACGTCAGCTGCCACGAGCATCACCAGGTACCTATCAAGCGGACCCACGTAGCCGACTCGTGCCAGACCCCAGACGGCCCTGAGTGGGCCACGTGGGCGCGTCCAGCGCGGACGGAGAGCCAATGCGACCTACCACCAGTGGTTGCGGCCGCCCATCGGATGCCCGGCCATGCCGAGCAGAAACAGGACCAATCCGACGACGAGCAGGATCGTGCCGACGGTGTAGAGGATCGAGATGCCCAAAAGGTATCCGATGACCAGACAGATGATGCCGAGTAGCAGCACGTCGGCTCCTTAGGTGGGCTTGGTGAAGCGAGCACGCTCGTCGAGCAATAAATCCACGTCGGCGCGGATGCGTGCGGCGTACTCGGGGAATCGGCCAGCTCGCGGAGTGCTGAGACGGTGGCGGAGCAGGGACAGGCTGCGGTCGATGTCGCCGATGGTGAGGGTTTCGTAGATGCCGAGTTTGCCTTTGACGGCGACGGATGTTGCGGGCATCCATCCACCCCCTCACCTGTTCATTTAGCGTGGTTCAAACCACTCGCGCGTTTCCTCGGCGATCAGCTGCGCTGTGATGCGGCGTTCCCGGGCGCGTTGGGTCCGGCGCACGCGATCGTCCCTTGAGCCACGCTCCCGGCAGTTGCGGCAGCGGCAGGTGTCCGTGTAGGTCGCCCACCGGTTCCGGCTGTTGCGCAGCATGCGGGCCATCAGTTCACCTGCGGTAGACGGCTTTGATGACGACTTCTCGGCCGTTGAGCCGGCGGGTGAGGTCCCAGTCGCACATGACGACGTCGCCGTCGCGGATTCCGCGGGCGAGGTCTTCGACGAGTAGGGCCATGGTTTCGCGGCGGTCGGGGCCGGGGGTGCGAAGTGCTGCCTCGAATGCGTCAGAGTTGTGGCTGATCACTTCGCGTCCCCGTCGTTAGATCAAGCCGACGCTATCAGAATTCCGCGTGCGGAACTGGTTTGTCAAGTCCTGCCTTGAATAATCGCCGCAACTAGTTCGGGCGTGATCCCAACGGCACCAGCTAATGCCAGGTATGTCCATCGTTGGGGGTCTTCGGCGCGTAGTGCGCGGATGAGGTTGTTTCGTTGTGTCCGGTGCCGTGCG